GACTTATCAAAGAACGGCTTATAAAGCCGAAATTATGCAAATCAAAGCATTCTTTGATGACCATAAAGGAGCTGACTCGTTTCTTTGGGATTCGCCTTTAGACGGTGAAGTTAGAGTTAAAGCTGGAGAATATCAACCCCGTTGTTTAGGTGGTGATGTTTGGCAAATCTCCACCACCTTCACCCAAGTTTTTTACCCTTAATTTAAACCCCTTTAAAGCCCCTATTTAGGGGCTTTTTTTATGCGAGTAAGAAAATGACGATTCAAACTGTTAATCTTGGTTCAGCTCCGACTGGCGCAGGCGGCGACACATTTCGCTCAACTGGCGCAAAAATGAATGAAAACTTTACAAACAACACTCATGCAGCTAGCCGATATGTGGGTACTGCTGCTGGGAATGTGATGGAAGTTGGTGCATTTGGTTTGGGAAAATCAATTCGACTTGGAACTCAAAAATTATCAACATTGAGGGGAGTTGGTAATGCTTTGTACTGGCAAAATAATGGAGCTAATATTTCAAGTGCTGGAGATTATCCCGATAGCAATTCGCAAGCAATTATTAATTTAGATATTAACGATTCAACTGATGCTTGTGCACAATTAAGCATAACGCATAACTCTGATTTTTATATTAGATCTGCAAACTGGAATGTAAATACTTTTCAGCCATGGCGTAAAATCTTGTCATCAAAAAATACAACTGTGGATGCAAATGGTTTCATCAAGTCAGCATCTCCGATTGTTAAGCTATTTGCAGATAAAATTGAACCTAACGATGAAGCCGCTGAACAACCTCTTGCTTTTGAGAAGTTGGGTATTGGTCATTATTTAGTTAAAGGTTCTTCTGGATTCGCTAAAGAAGGCTGGTGGATTGAAATTCCTACAGACACTCATGGCAATAAGATTTGTGCAGTTGAATATCAGACATTGGAAAATGGTGATCTTGAAATTAAGACATTCAAGAAAAAGCTAAATGATGAGGGCGATATAGTTGCAAATCTTGATGCACCAATCGATATTCCGAACAATGCAAATGGTGAGCCGCGCTGGATTGATATTCGTTTAAACAGTATCAAGAAGACAATCGTCAGAAAAATTCCACGTACTGAAAAACAACCGCGTATGGTCCAGCAAGTAAAATATGCACCGCAATTGACCTATATCACTAAATACGAAGATTTATTTGATGATGAAGGAAAAGCTGTAATTGTGGATGGCAAGAATTATAAAAAGCCAGTAACTCACATTCAAACTGATCAAAACGGTACGCCTATTTTGTCGAATCAACCAGTCATTAATGAAAATGGTGAGCCAGTTTTTGAATGGGTTCAGGCGGTTGATAGTGAAGGAAATCCTGTTTTTGATGATGTGCCAGTCTTAGACAAAGATGGAAATCCAATCTATGACGAGGTGACTTATGACCCTGAATAGTGATTTCCAGAAGCTGTATGTCGATGGATTAATCCATTTGTATGAACTAGATGCCAGCGGCTTAGGTGCTGGCATCTTGCGTTTTCACGGGCATATTTCTTTTCAAGACTGGGAGAAAATCTACTCTTCAATTGGTTCAAGTGGTCTGATCGGTGCCGACTCTGGCAGCATTGGCAAAGTTTTTGATGCTGGCGATCAAAAAGTATGGAACCGCAATATTATTTGGCAAGGACAAGTTTTTGAGCCGATGGCACTTGAAGTATCTGGTCTTGAAATGCGATCAGATGGTAAAGCTTCAGCACCCACTTTAAGCATGGCGAACAATATTAACGGCATTCAAAATGCTGTGTCTGCTTACTGTTTGCAGTTTAAAGACTTTGCTGGGGCTAAGCTTAAAGTCATTACGACACTTGCTAAATACTTAGATGCTGAAAACTTCACAGAAGGCAATCCAACTGCTTCCAATGAGTTTAAAGAGCAGCTTTGGTATATCGAGCAAAAAACATCTGAAAACGCCCAGCAAGTAACTTTTGAGCTTTCAAACCCAATCGATTTTGAAGGGTTGAAAATTCCTGTACGTCAAATTACATCATTATGCCATTGGTGCATGATGGGGAAGTATCGCGGCGAAGAGTGTGGTTACACAGGTGTAGCAATGTTCACCGATAAAGATGAGCCTACCAATGATCCAGCTTTAGATCGATGTGGTGGGCGCCTGCGGTCTTGCCGCTTGCGATTTGGTGAAAATAAGCCATTGCCTTTTGGCGGGTTCCCTGCATCAAGTTTATTGTGAGGTTTTATGAATATCTTACTTGGAATAATTTATGGGATGGTAGGGACGCTAATCATTCATTTTCTAAGCTATGCGGTTCACTTTGTCATTCTAAGATTAAGAAAGATTAAAGAGAAAAAAGCTTATTTAATTAAATTTAGCTGCCCTTGTGGTGGGTTTTTTGAACCAACAGGTAAAGTATATCTTACTTATCCAACTCAAAAGCAGCGGAAGTGCACAAAATGTGGAAACTGTAAGGGGTTTTTCTAAATGAAGCTTACAGCAAAACTTAAAAAAGCAATCATGGCCCATGCGGATGAATGCTATCCACACGAGTGCTGTGGGGTGATTATTGATAAGCAATATATTCCTTGTCGCAATATTTCTAAAAACTCTGATCAATTCGAAATCCATCCAGAAGATTTAGCTATAGCAGAAGACCAGGGCGAGATATTAGCGTATGTGCATTCACACCCTGACGGAACTACAAGAGCCTCAGAACTAGACTTAATTCAAATTGAATTACATCAAAAGCCGTGGGTAATTTGTTCATATCCGGATCTGGATTTTCAAGTTTATGAACCATTTGGTTATCGCGCCCCTTTAGTGGGGCGTAATTATTTTCATGGGTGGCAAGATTGCTATGCACTGATTCGTGATTTTTATAGTCGTGAATTGGGCGTAGAACTGATGGATTTCGAGCGTAAAGATGCATGGTGGGAAGATAAAGATCATCCATCACTTTACCTTGAGAATTACGAAAAAGCAGGCTTCTATGAAGTTGATACACCGCGGTATGGCGATATGCTTGTTTGTCGTGTTGGGCGTACCGAGCATCCTAATCATGCGGTTGTTTGGCTGGGTGATAATGGACAGCTTAAATCGGAGCAAACTGAGCAATGCATAGGTTCAAGCTTAATTCTGCATCATCCATATAACAGAAAGTCAGTACGCGAAATTTATGGCCAGCAGTGGAGTGAACGTACTGTAAAAATCTTGAGGCATAGAGATGTTAAAAACAATTAAGTTGTACGGCATCTTGGGCCAAAAGTTTGGTCGTGAATTTAAGCTCGATGTCGCAAATACACGTGAAGCCATGCGTGCTTTATCCGTTCAGATCGCTGGCTTTGAACACTTTATGTTGCATGCACATGAGCAGGGCCTACGCTTTGCCGTGTTTCTAAAAGGAAAGAACTCGAGTAATAAGCGAGGCAAGAAACGTCCAGCGATTTATGACCACGAAACTAAGCGGCTCATTACCGGCGATAACATCGGTGAAGAGCAGCTAGACATGAATACTGAAGCTGAGGTTATTCATATTGTTCCACGTGTAGTTGGTGCAGGCGGTAATGGAATATTACAGACTGTATTAGGTGCTGTGATGGTCGTGGTGGGGGTTTTAGTAACTGTAGGCACATTGGGCGGTGGAGCCCCACTAGGAGCTGCTCTGATTGGCTCTGGTATTGGAATGATGCTTGGTGGTGTGGCTATGATGCTTATGCCGAAGGTTGATACGACTCAAGATCAAAACCAAGACGGCAATAGAGCAAATAAGGGCTTTGGCGGAGCCGTAACAACGGTTGCACAAGGTAATCCTGTTCCAATTCTTTATGGTCAACGGGAAATCGGCGGCTTCATTGTGAGCGCAGGTCAATATCCTGAAGATCAGATGTAGATTTTAATTATTTAATAGGCGCTTAAAGCGCCTTTTTTATTGCGTGAGATTTCTTATGAATGCAGTAGTAGGCGCAAAAAAAGGCAGTAAAAAACAACGACAACCTGTCATTTCACCAGATTCTGCACAATCTAAAACCTTTATCAAGGTTCTATATGGCTTGGCTGAAGGCGAGATTGAAGGTTTAGCTAATGGGCTTCAGTCAATTTATTTAGAAGAAACTCAACTTCAGAATGCAGATGGAAGTCTTAACTTTGAAAATGTAAAAGTTGACTTTAGAAGTGGTACCAATGATCAGGAATACATTGAGGGTTTTCCAGCAGTAGAAAGTGAAACTGCCATCGATGTGGAGTTAAAGTCTGAAACGCCATGGGTTCGAGCTTTTAGTAATCTTGATCTTGATGCGGTTCGCTTACGCTTGAAATGGGGTCCTTTGCGTACTCAGAATGCTACAAATGGTGATGTATCAGGTGTAACAATTGAATATGCAATTGACTTGCAGACTGACGGTGGGATCTGGACTGAAGTTTTAAAAACGAAGATTTCAGATAAAACTTCTGCTAATTATGAACGTGCTCACCGTATTGATTTGCCTCAAGCTGACTCAGGTTGGCTCATACGTGTTCGCAGACTTACACCTAATTCAATGTCAGAGTATGTCAGTGACAAGATGTATATTGAAGCAGTGACTGAAGTCATTGATGCAAAATTATGTTACCCAAATACTGCTTTGCTTGGCCTTCAATATGATGCAGAGACTTTTGGAAACGTTGCTAAAGTTGCCGCAGATACAAAGGGAAAAATTCTAAAGGTTCCTACTAACTACAATCCAGCTACACGACAATATGTTGGGATGTGGGACGGTACTTTCAAAGAGGCTTATTCCAATAACCCAGCATGGATCTATTATGACATCTGTACAGTTGATCGCTATGCGCTGGGTGATCGTTTAACCCCACTCATGGTTGATAAGTGGTCTTTATATCGCTTGGCACAATACTGTGACCAAATGGTACCGAACGGATTAGGCGGTCAAGAACCACGCTTTACATGTAATGTTTATCTTCAGAGTGCCGAAGGTGCATTTGAGATTTTAACTAAGTTAGCTGGTGTATTCCGTGCGATAACGTTTTGGGATGGCAATAGCATTATTTGTGATGCGGATATTCCCCAAGATACGTATTTCACTTATACACGTGCCAATGTTATTGAAGGTAATTTTGAGTACGCGGGAACCCGTGCTCGAGATAGACATAATGTCGTGAAAGTTGCTTGGGATAATCCTGCGAATCACTATAAAACAGAATATGAATTTGTTCGTGATGAAAAGGCGATTACTGAAGCTGGCCAAGTTCGTATTTTGGAAATTGATGCTTGGGGATGCACTTCGCGTGGGCAAGCGCAGCGAGCAGGCTGGTGGGCTTTAAAGTCTGAGCAATTAGAAACTCGGACCGTTAGTTTTAAAGTTGGTTTGGATGGCCATATTCCACAGCCGGGAAGAGTTATTGATATTGCAGATCCATTGTTTGCTGGTCGAGCAAACGGTGGACGTGTATCTAAAATATCAGCTGATCGTAAAAGCATTACGCTAGATCGTGATGATGTTGTGGCAGTTGCTGGTGACCGACTCATTATTAATGGCGAGGATGGTAAAGCTCAAACACGAATAGTTCAATCGATCTCAGGCCGTGTTGTTACAGTAACTCATGAGTTTGATGCTATTGCAGTTCAAAACGTGTGGGTAATGGATGCTCAAGACTTGGCAACAATGAAGTTTCGAGTGATTTCTATTACCCAAGATGAGCATCATCAATTTTCAGTGACTGCACTTCAATATAACCCAGCCAAGTTTGATGCGATTGACAAGGGTGCTTATTTTGATGAGGTTCCGATTTCGATTGTGAACCCAACAATTCAGGATCCTGTAACTGATGTCGTAATTACTAGTGAAAGCCGTATTGATCAGGGTATCAATGTGGCGACCATGATAGTGTCTTGGGCGCAGGCTAAGGGCGCGGTTAAATATCTAGTTGAGTGGCGTAAAGATGATGGGAGTTGGATTAAGCTTCCAATAACCGGCAACAACTCAGTCGAAGTACCAGGTATTTATGCGGGTCAATATCAAGCACGAGTAACAGCGATTTCAGCTTTTGAGATAGCTTCTTTACCAGTTTATTCAACTTTGACTGAACTCTCTGGAAAGCAAGGTTTACCTCCAAAATTGGCATTTATCCAAGCAACAGGAATTTTGTTCGGTATAAAACTTGATTGGGGCTTTCCATCAACTGGTGCGCTTGATACGGCTTATACTGAAATTGAAGTTTCACCAGATGGAACAAGCAACATTGCTCAATTGGGCTTATTCGCTTATCCAACAACGACTCATACGATTCAAGGTTTGCAGCCAAATCTGACTCAATTTTATCGTGGCCGCTTGATTGATAGGATTGGAAATATTGGGCCATGGTCGGATTGGACTCATGCGACAACTTCTGCCGATGCAACAGATGTTCTTGAGCTCTTGAACGATCAAATCAGTGAAACACAACTTAGTCAGGATCTTAAAACCAAGATTGATCATATTGAGACTATTGATGCTGAAATAGGTCCACTTAAGCAAGATATTCAGAATACGAAAGATCGGATTGCACAAGAAGTCATTGATCGTCAAAACGCTATTCAGCAAGCTTCAGATGGCCTTTCACAGCAAATTATTGATGGTGATGAAAGTGTTCTTGAAGTTGTAGAAACGGTCAAGAAATCAAGTGATGATGGTCTTGCGGCGGTTCAGGAAGATATTCGTGTTGTTGCAGATGATCTTTCATTAGTTGCTGAAAAAACAGATGGTGTGTATGCACAACTGAATCCTGCATTGATTGGCTCTGAATCAGATCTAATTGGTAACGATCAAGGTTTTGCTGGCACATGGTCTGTTCAATCGGCAATGATCGAAGGAGACTTGGCACTTAGTAAGCGCATTGATACAACAGCAGTTGAGTTAAATAACTTACAGGCTTATGCACAGCAAGAGGTTCAAGCGCGTATAGAGGGTGACAAAGTAACAGTTCAAAAGATTGATACTTATATTGCTAGCAATGATAGTGCTTTAGCCACGGTACGCCAATCTGCACAAGTCGCGGTAGATCAGTCTTCGGCAAATGCTGAAGCAATTGATTCAATTAATCTTGAGCTTGACGATAAAGCTTCAACTGGTGAACTTGAGCAAGTTAAGTCTGATATTAAGAATGTAGATGACAAAGTTATTGCCCAAACTACAAGGATTGATGGAGTTTACGCGCAAATCAATCCTCCGTTGATCGGGTCAGAATCTGACTTAATCGGAAATGAAGGTGGTTATGCAGGCGTATGGTCAGAGCAATCTGCTCGTATCGAAGGTGATTTGGCCCAAGCTAAACTTACTGAACAGCTTTCTGCTCAGATGAATGAGAACAATGCCGTATTCAAGCGCCAGCTCGAGGCAAATTCAAGTGCTATTTCTTCAACGATAAAAGTAACGGAAACGTTGCAAACTAAAGTCGGTAAGAATAGTTCGTCTATTCAAAATGTCAGTGAAAGTGTAGATGGCATCTATGCTCAGCAGTTTATCAAGTTCGATGTAAATGGTCATGTTTCAGGCCATGGATCAATGAATGATGGAACTACTTCAACTTTCATTTTTAACTATGACCGTATTCAATTTGGTACTCCAGTGGGTATAGATGGTATTGAGCCAAAACCCTTAATGACATTGCAAAATAAGCCTGTGACTTTGCCAAACGGTACTGTTATTCCGCGTGGTTTGTATGTCGATAATGGTAGTTTTGGATATATCAATGCCAATCGAATCTGGGCTGAAAACTTAAGCGTTATTAGTGCAGACTTGGGGACAATTAAAGTCAAAACTGCGAATATTGAAGATGGCGCAATTGATACTTTAAAAATTAAAGATGAAGCTGTAACAGTTCCAATAGGTGTAAAAGCAATTGATGTAAAGACTATCACTACTTTTGCAGGTGGAGTTACAAGTGGACAGCCTAATAATGATTTTAACAACCACCTATCAGCGTGGGAAAATCATATAGGTACACTTTTACAAGTAACGTTAAATAGAAGTGGTGGAAAAGTTAGAATTGATGCTTCAGTAAATATTTGCACACCTACTTTTGGCGCTTTTAGTGTAAGTGACGGACGAGGTAATCCAATTGCAGCAAATGACAGGGCCATGGCTTCTTTTTATATTTCTATATATCGGAATGGAAATTTAATTGGACGGGGTTCATTAGGTGCAAATCTTGAAACTGGTACTATTAATGTCAATTTCAACGGGACTGCGGTTATCGTTTCAGCTATTGATGATAACAGTACTATTGGCAATGTTACCTACACACTTAAAGCAGGATTTGCTCGACAGGAGGGCGTTAATATTCCATTAAATGTGGAATCAAGAAGCAACTTTATGATTACTTCGAGAACGTTAAGTGTTATTGAAATGAAAAAGTAACAGCACCCAACCGGGTGCTTTTTTATTGCCTAAACGAAAGGGGGAAGGCATGACTGAAAATGAATCATACGGGTTGAGATTTGAAAAGAAAATCGACTCCATTCAGAGTGATATTCGCATGTTGTCAGATCATGTTACTCGACTGACTTTCATTAATGAAGCGCACAAAGAGACTAGCGAACAGAACAAAAAGGATATCGATACATTGGATATCAAAGTCGCCAATTTAGAAAACCGCACAGCAGCGCAAGATGGTGGAATTTCTGTGCTGCGTGTATTGCTGGGAATATTTGCAGGCATCGTATTTTCATTGTGTGCGTGGGTTGGATCTTCAATTATTCAATTAAGCCAAGACCAGTCTTTAATTAAAGAGAAAGTATCACGATTGGAGGAAGCAAAAAGATGAACAGTGAAAATACTCGAGCATATCTAGCTTTCGCATTGGTGGGATTAATGTTTGTTTTAGTGATTGCTTTATTTTTTGTGGATATGCCGCGAGAAAACAGCAATCTGATCAATACGGCATTGGGTTTCATTGCAGGGGCTATGACAACTGCATGTGGCTTTTATTTTGGTAGCTCTGAGTTAGAGAAAAAGAAAGGTGAATCCAATGACAACTAAACCATTCTTCGATGCTGCCCGAGTAATTGCAGGCGGCAAGCTTACACAGGCGCAAGTAGACGATCTAAATAAAGTGGTCGAAAAACTTGCACCAGGTGGAAAAACTACAAGTGATGATGGTATAGATTTAATAACTAGTTTTGAAGGCACGCGATTCAATGCTTACGATGATGGTGTAGGGGTTTGGACCATTGGTACTGGCACAACAGTTTATCCTAATGGCGTGAAGGTTAAGAAGGGCGATGCTTGTACAGCAGAACAAGCTAAGACTTACTTTAAACACGACTTAGCTAAATTTGAAAAGACTGTAAATGAATCGGTCACTGTGCCTTTAACTCAAAATCAGTTTGATGCTTTGGTTTCACTGACTTACAACATTGGCTCAGGTGCTTTTAATAATTCAACCTTATTAAAAAAACTGAATAAAGGTGACTATCAAGGCGCTGCCGATCAATTCCTTGTATGGAACAAAGCAGGCGGTAAAGTTATGAAAGGTCTAGTTCGTCGCCGAGAAGCAGAACGAGCACTCTTTTTAAAGAAGTAACTTATATGTGCAAACGTAC